TTTGTGGGTGGCGGTGGTAGGGAATAGGGGCCGCGTTGCACTGTCGTTTTTTAAGGGAAACGATGGTGGGGAGAGAAGGTAAACGGATTAGGTTGGCTAGGCTTCAAGAGCCAGCGAACAGGCAGGCGGTTGTTAAGGCAGCTGTCGTCGATGACCCGCTTGAGGCGGGAGCTAAACTCAGGGTTAGTCGGAATCTTAGGGAGAGCCCTATTCTCATGCTGCATGGGAATGGGAGGATTGATGACGCTCAGCTGGTCGCGGGTGAGTTGTTTCGGCAGAGGTGGGAAGCAGCTGCGGTGGGCGGGAGTATGAGAGGGACAGATTGGGGGAAGGCGAGGGTAGATGGTGGTAAGCCTGTCGCTGGCGTGGTTGGAGATAGGGCAGCGGACGCGATGGAGTGGTTGAATAGGGTGGCGAGGTATGAGGGGGTTGGGAAGATCGGGTTTGGTGTGCTCGTGGCTGTGTGTGGCGAGGGGAAGGGGATCGCGGAGACCGCTGGGCATTGGGAAGGCGCGCATGTGGTCGCAGGGTCGAGGGGTGCGGGGTTTGTGCTGGGGAGGTTGCTTGAGGCGCTGGATGGGTTGATCGAGGGCGAGGGGCAGTGGATGAGGAAAAAAGGTGGGTTCAGGTAGAATATTGGCTAGATGGATGGGGAAAGTATTGACAGTGGTCAGGATATGATGCCTAGATGGGTAGGTTCGGGTAATGTCAGTAGGGTGGGGAAAGGGATGATCGGCGTAGGCGAAAGCCATAATAATGCTGAGCAAAAACAATCAAAGAAGCGCAACCCTAATGGACATCAGGAAGTAGTAAGGAAGAGTAGCGCTGGGCGCAAGGCGTTATACTCAGAGGAATTGGCTTCAGCGTTCTTGGATGAACTTGCAAGCGGCAAGTCGCTAAGAAAGGTTTGTGGTAAGGAAGGGATGCCGTCGATACGGACGGTGTTGAAGTGGGAGCGGGAGAACGAGGCATTCTCCCTACGCTACGCGCAAGCGCGCGACGATCGCGGCATGGCCTTTGGCGAGAAAATCATTGACCTGGTCGAGGACGTGATTGCGTCTAAGATACAAGTAGATGCTGCAAGATTAGCTATCGATAGCCTCAAGTGGACGGCTGCTCGCCTGGCTCCAAAGGTTTATGGAGACAAGCAGCAAGTAGATATAAATCAGACAGTTAATGTCGCTATCACTCACGCCAAAGAATTAATGGAATTGTCTAGGGCCGCGCGTGAGGCTACATATATAGATGTCACGCCTGATACTACATCGGTTCTCAAGACCAGTGGTAGTCTAGACAAATCAAAGACTTAGAGAGTTAGTGTGCCGATGTTTGGGCGGATAGAGTGCGCGCGCCGCGCTCTATTGGCCGCTTGGCTTCGAGCCCCCCTGGGGGCGTAAGGAACCCCGGCCCGACCTGGGACACGCCCCCCGCGACCTCTACCCAAAAAAATATAAAAAAAAATGCCCCCAAACCCAAGCCCAAGCACACCCCAACCCTCAACCCCGCCAGACATCGCGCAGGCGTACGCTGAATTTGTATCGGCGTATCAGAACAATCCGGTCGCATTTGTTAAGAATGTATTGCGCGCGAATCCTCTTCCTTGGCAGGTTGAATTATTAACTCTTGTTGCGAAGGGCGAGCGTCGTATTTCGGTACGCGCGGGCCATGGCGTTGGCAAGAGTACGTGTTGTTCGTGGCTTTTGCTTTGGCAGCTTTGTACGCGGATGCCTCAGAAGTCGGTATGTACGGCCCCAACCGCTAGTCAGCTGTTTGATGCTTTGTTTTCTGAGTTGAAGCATTGGGCTAATCAGTTGCCTCCTGCTTTGAGAGATACGTTAGAGATCTTTTCTGATCGTATTGTTCATAAAGGCGCTCCGGAAAGTAGTTTTATTTCTGCGAGAACCTCTAGCGCAGAGAGGCCTGAATCTCTTGCTGGCATTCACTCTGAGAGTGTTTTGCTTATTGTTGATGAGGCGAGCGCTATTCCTGAAGCTGTATTTGAGTCAGCTGCGGGGTCGATGTCTGGTCATTCTGCAACAACGATTTTGATTGGCAATCCCACGCGTAATACGGGGATGTTTTTTAGAACGCATCATCAATTGTCTTCTGATTGGAAGACGATGCATGTGTCGTGTCGTGATAATCCTCTTGTTTCCGAGGATTTTATTAATCAGATTTCGTCGACTTATGGTGAGAACTCGAATGCGTTTCGCGTGAGAGTGCTCGGAGAATTTTCACTTAGGGATGATGATAGTTTAATTGCGGCGGATTTAGTTGATGCTGCGATGTCGCGAGATATTGTTTTAGATGAGACGCAAGATTTAGTTTTTGGCGTTGACGTTGCGCGATTTGGTTCTGATCGCACTGTATTGTGTAAGCGTCGTGGGAATGTTGTGACGGAGATCCGCCATTGGTCTGGGGAAGATCTGATGGGGACTGTTGGTCGCATATTGCATGAGGCGAAGGTTGATAAGCCTGCGATGATTGCGGTTGATAGTATTGGTTTGGGTGCGGGTGTTTCTGATCGTTTGCGTGAGTTGCAGCGGGAGAACAAGGAACTGCGATTGACGTCGATTGTTGATGTTAATGTTTCTGAATCTAATTCTATGAACCAGCAAGCTGCGAAGCTTCGCGATGAGTTATGGTTAGCTGCGAAGGATTGGTTAGAGACGCGGGCGGTTAAGTTGCCGCGTGACGACGATTTACGTCAAGAGCTTGTTGGCCCGACTTATTCTTTTACATCTAATGGGAAGATTAAAGTTGAGGGCAAGGCGGATATGAAGCGTCGTGGGATGCGATCTCCTGACATCGCGGACTCGCTTTGTTTAACATTTGCGCATGGTGCGGCGATTGTTGGTGGTCGTGTTCCGAGGTGGATTCCTGGCGAGCCTTTAAGGCGCAATATTTCGATATGTTAGAGGGTATTTATTGATGGCGCGTCGTGGTCGTAGGAATAGTTTGCCCAAGGGTGGCGACGAAAATTACGTGTCCGCCATGGAGGAGGATAGTACGTTAGAGGAGTCTTTTGAGGAGGCTCGCTCTTATGCGCCGATGGATGATGAGGAGTTTCGCACTCATGTGCATACTGCAGCAAAGGCTGCGGAGGATTATATAGATACGACGATTTCTCCTGCTCGGGTTGTTGCTGCGGAATATTATCGTGCGGCGCCGTTTGGGGATGAGGAGAATGGTCGATCGCATATTGTATTATCTGAGGTTAGGGATACGATTCAGTCGATTATCCCATCTTTGATGAGGATTTTTACGTCTGGGCAGAAGATTGTTGAATATATGCCCAGGACTGCGGAGGATATTAAGCCTGCAGAGCAGGCGTCTGATGCGGTAAATTTTGTGTTCCAGGAGATGAATCCTGGATTTTCTATTCTTTATTCTGCGTTTAAGGACGCTTTGTTAAAAAAGACTGGCATTGTTACTTGGTGGGCGGAGTCGGACGATCGTGTCGTTGAGCGGCAATTTTCTGGTTTGAGTGAAGAGGAAATACTTCTTTTTCAGCAGCAGAACCCGACAGCTGAGATTATTTCTTTAGAGCAAGAAGAATCAATGATGGGGCCGATGTATGATATGTCGGTTAAGTTAGTTGATCGTCAGGCTAAGTATCGTGTTCGCGCGCTGCCTCCTGAGTGTTTTATTGTTGATCGCCGCGCTCGGGATTTAGATCGGTATTTTGATATTTGCGGGATTAGAGATCTTGTTACAGTCTCTGATCTTGTCGAGATGGGATATGACGCTGAAGAGATTATGGAGCATGGTTCTCCTGGATCTGATGACTTATGGGCTTCTCAGATGGAGGAGCAGCAGCGCAACCCTGGGTCGGTATTTTTAGATGATAATACTGACGAATCTTTGCGCCGTGTTAAATATTTTAAATTGTGGATGCGGGTAGATCGCGATGGCGATGGGGTTGCTGAGCTTCGATGCATTCATGCTGTTGGCGATACGTGTTATATTTTAAAGGATGAGGTTGTCGATCATGTTCCGATCGCGCTTTTTTGTCCTGATCCAGAACCGCATACGATTTTTGGACATTCGATAGCAGATGTAACGATGGATCTGCAGAAGATTAAGTCTCATGTTATGCGCGCGACTTTAGATAGTTTGGCGCAGAGTATTTACCCCAGGACTGTTGTTGTAGAGGGCCAGGTAAATATTGACGATGTTTTAAATAAAGAAGTTGGATCGGTTATTAGAGCTAGGCAGGCTGGCGCCGTCCAGGATCTTCAAACGCCGTTTGTTGCTCAGCCGGCTATGGGGATTATTGATTATCTCGACCAGGTGAAGGCTCAAAGGACGGGTGTTACGCCGGCCAGCCAGGGTCTTGACGCTGATTTGCTTCAATCGACGACAAAGGCGGCTGTGACGGCGCAAATTTCGGCGGCGCAAGAGCGCACTGAGATGATTGCGCGCGTTTTCTCTGAGACTGGGATGAAGCAGCTTTTTAGCGGTCTTTTGAAGTTAATTACGCGTCATCAAGATAAGCCGTTACTTGTTAGATTGCGTGGCGAGTGGGTGCCTGTCGATCCGACGACGTGGAATGCTGACATGGATTGTTCTGTCGCTGTTGCCTTGGGTCGTGGCGATGATGCTCAGCAGATGAATTTTTTAGGGATGCTTGCTCAAAAACAAGAGCAGATTATTCAAACAATGGGGATGGGGAACCCTATTGTTCGGTTAAGTCAGTATCAGCAGACGTTAAGTCAGCTTGTTCGCATGGCTGGGTTTAAAAATCCGGATTCTTTCTTTTCTCCTGTTACGCCTCAGCAAGAGCAGCAACTGGCGCAATCTCAAGCCCAGGCGGCTGAGGAGGCTAAAGCGAACGATCCTAATCGGTTGCTGGCGCAGGTTGAGGCTGAGAAAGTTCGGGCTGATGCATTTGCTAAGCTTCAAAATTCAGCGATCGATCGGGCGAGATTGCAACTGGACGCTGATTTAGAGCGCGATAAGCTTGAGTCTGACGTGATTTTGAAAGCGATGGATTTGAGCGGAAAATATGGATCTCCTGTCGATTGGCAGTCGATTCTGGCTTTAACGACGCGCCCGCGTCCTGATGTTAATGCGTTAGCTCAGTCGTTAATTGATCAAGAAAAAGCGACTGGCGCCCAGATCCTGGCGCAGCTTTCGGGGAATAAGCCGCAATGAATGATGATGAAATCATTCGTTTAGGTAGATCCGCTGAAACCGTTCTTAATTCTGAGGCTTTTTCTAAAGCTCTTGATGAAATTGAGACCCATAAGATCAGAATGTGGGCAGATGGGATTTATAAGACGCCGCAAGAGCGAGAAGAAGCTTATGCTCTTATCCGTGGCGCCAAAGAGTTTCGATCAGCTTTAAATATGATGCTGGATCGTATGAAGATCAGCCGGGACAAAGTTGAGCGCAATCGATAGCGCCAACACCCCGACGGGCTGATAACCCAAGGTAAAACAATGAGTGAGATAACTGAGACGGCGCCAGAAACTGGCTCCATCGCAGCGGCGACGTCTGCTTTTGAAGCTATCCTGGCGGGTGACGAACTCGATAACCAGGAAGAGCAAGAGGAAGTAGTTGAGCCACAAGAGGAGCCAACTCCTGAAGAGACGCCAGCTGAAAGCGACGATGAGGCGCCAGAGGCTGAACAGGATGAGGAACCTAAAGAGGATGAGCCAGAGGAAAAAGAGGCCGAAACTCCGGAGTCGGTAGCTGCTATCACCGTCGAGATCGACGGCAAAGATGTCGAGCTAACGAAAGAAGAGGTTCAGGCGAGCTATCTCAGGCAAGCCGATTACACCCGCAAAACGCAAGCGCTGGCTGAAGAGAAGCGTAATTTTGCAAGTGAGTTAGAAGAGGCGCGCAGACAGGCGAAAGTCTATGCTGAGTTGCTTCCTGCAATGTTTGAACAAATGCAGACTTCTTTGCCAAAAGAGCCTGATGTATCTCTCATCGATACAGATCCGCAGCGCTATCTCAAAGAGCAGAAAATATACGAGCGAAAGGTCGGAGATCTTAAAGCGGCTGAGGCTGAAAGCCTTCGTCTTAAAGAGGAATCCGAACAAGAAAATCTCTCGAAGCTTCAAGCCTATGTGCAAAGCAACGCAGAGAAGATCACCGAGCTTGTACCAGAGTGGAAAGATAAAGCGGCTTATGATCGAGATCGCTCAAAAATCAGAGATTACCTTGGTACAAAAGGTTTTTCTGATGAAGAGATTTCCCAAGCATATGACGCTAGGATTGTCGCAATGGCGTATGACGCGATGCGTTGGCGAGAGTTGAAAAACTCAAAGCCAAAAGCAGCCGCTCCGCTTGAAAAGGCAATTAAAACCTCTCCGCCTCCTGCTCGACCAGTTACAGTTAAGTCGCGCGTTTATGTGGAAGATAAAAAACGTCTCGCCCAAACCGGCAGCATAAAAGATGCTGCTAAAGTCTTTGAATCAATGCTGTAAGGACTAAGATAATGGCGAAAGTTACAAATGCCTTCACGACCTATGATGCGAAAGCAAATCGTGAAGATCTCTCAAACGCAATATATAATATCGATCCCTACGACACGCCTTTTATGAGCCTTGCTGGCCGTCGTAACGTCTCTAACCGCATCTTCGATTGGCAAACTGAATCGTTGCCAGCAGTAGATGCAACGAACGCTCAGGTTGAAGGGTTTGAGCTTGCTCGTTCAGCTGCTACGCCAACCGTTCGTATCGGCAATACGACCCAGATTTCGTCGCGCGACGCGACTGTTTCTGGTTCGCAAGAGGCTTCAGACGCAGCTGGTAAGAATCGTGAAATGGCGCATCAGATGGCGCTTGTTTCTAAGGCTCTCAAGCGCGACATGGAATCAATTCTATGTTCGTCACAGGCTCGGACGGCTGGCGACGCAACAAACGCCCGCAAGACCCGTGGTCTTGAGCATTGGATCCAGACGAATATCGGCGTTGGCGGCACTGGTTATGCAAATGCCGCTTCTGAGACGGCTTCTCTAACGAACGGCACGAGTTCAGTTGCTTTGACTGAGACGGCTTTCAACGATTTGCTTCAGACATGCTATGAAAATGGCGCTGAACCTACCGTTGCTCTTGTTCGTCCTGCTATCAAGCGTAAGATTTCGACGTTCACAGGCCGCCAAGGAACTCAGATTCCTGTCTCTAAGACGGAAGCTGTAAACGTCGTCGATGTTTATCGTTCTGATTTCGGCGACATCAAGATCCAGCCATCTCGCTGGCTTGC